ACAGGCTTTTGCTGAAGCGTTTGCTGATGAAGAACCTGCAGACAATCCTGAAGACGGCGACGGTGATGCTACTTCCGGTGATGGTTCTGAAGGTGAGAATGATGATCCTGAAGGCGGCTCTTTTGAAGGCGACGATGCTGGTGAAGAAGAACCCGGCGAAGGTGACGCAATTGTTGAGTTTACAAGATTCCAGAACATAGAGTCTGGTATGATCGTATCTTATTCTATCTCTCATGAAGATATCAGAAGCGGTCTGTACGCTCTGCTTGCACCATATGAGGAAGAAGACAACACTTGGTATTGGATTGACAAAGTATTTGATGATTATTTTGTTTATAGCAATTGGGATGGCGTGATTTATGGGCAGAAATACGCTGTTGAAGATGACAATATCAAATTTGTTGATTCTAGATATTCCTTACATCTTGAATATCTCACGGACAACGAATTGACTGAATTAAACGCTATGCGCTCTAATTATGCAGAACTGAAACAGTTTAAAGAAGACACTCTGTTCGCGCAGGCTCGCGCAGAAAAAGAAGCTGTTCTGGCTGACAAGAAATATTCTGTACTGCGTGAAAAAGACGAACAGGATCATATTAAAAACAAAGAGTTTGCTGCACTGATTGAAAATATGGACAATTATTCTGTAGAAGAACTGGAAAAAGAAGCTAAAGTAATTCTAGCAGACCATATTACAAATGGTGGTACATTCGCTGCTATTGCGGATGGCGCAAACGAAGAAGAACAGAAAGTTGTTAACAAGAAATTTACAGTTAATCCTGTAAAAAAAACTGTAAACAGCAAATATGGTTCTCTGAAATTTAATTAAATTTAATAACTATAAAAATTGTGAATCGTACATAGTGCGGTTCTTTTTTATTTCTGAAAAATCAGAAGGAGGAAAATTAAAATGGCAAATATGCACGTTTTTTATGAAATTGCAAAACATGCTACAGCATTCCCTTCTAACATTCTAGCTGCAGAAGGCGGCGCTCACATGTTTTCTATTGAGCTGGAATCCGATTGTGATAACGGCAATATTGTAAAAGCTGGTGATTGGCTGTCTCTGGATCTGTTTGCAGAAGCAGAAGCTACAGAGTTTGAAGGTACAATCGTAGAAAAAATGGCTAATGGCAACTATCTAGTTATGGTTGAAGATGCACATGATGCACTGTTCGTGTATCAGGTTCCTGTTGGTCCTTATGAATGGACAAACGAATGGAAAAAAGAATCCATTCTGTATAACAAAGCAGGTGACAGAGTGCGCGCATACGGTCTGGTTAAATATGACAGATTTGAGCTGTCTGCAGAAGGTTTTGAAGGTACACCTGAAGTTGGTAAAAAAGTAAACGGCGTTTCTGCTAAGAAACTAGTTGTTGAAGGTTAATAGTAAAGGAGGACAAGTACAATGAAAATGTCTGAAAATCTAATTAGAGTTTTCTCTAAAGAAGGCAATGATTTCGAAGGCTTCAAACAGTTCTTCTTTGACTATACACACGGTAACGAAGTTTTCGATGAAAATGGCGACAAAGTAACAAAAGCACAGGCTAACAAAAAAATCAATAGCGTAATGTTTGATATTCTGGGCTTTGACGAAGGTTACAAACCCACAAGAAAAGAAATCAATAAAGCTATGAGAAAACATGGTATCGAAGTTATGGAAGTAATTGAAGAAGCAATCGACTTCAAAGTTGAAACAGGCTTCCATGAAAACGAATTCTTCAACAACTTCGTTGAAATGAAAAATATTAAACAGGGTGATATGAATGAATTCTGGGTAGACGGCGAAGATGTAATTCTGTCCGTTGCTAGAGTTAGTGGCGATCATCATGACTTCGTTTGAGAGTCCGTGTAGCGTGAGCTGCATGAAAAATACGCATTGAATTGCTGGAATCCCCTAAAGACAATTAAACTACAACGCAACACCTTAAATGGTGTAATCGTGAATGTTGCGAAAGCAGAAAAAATTAATTGTATGAGAGCGAGGTTAAAACCCCTGCTCTTTTTTAATGGGCAATCAGCAGCTAAGTCCGAAAGGAAAAGTTCGACGGTCATTCCTTGGCAACACATGTTGCAATAGAAGTACGGCTCAAGTGAGTGGGTGAAATTCCCTTAAATGGAAGTGGTGCGCCCTCGTAAGAGGTGAAGATATGACCTGTTCACATATGAAAGTATGTGGAGTGAAAACTCAACGGGGAGTCACGTCCCTATAAAATTTATTCTTTCAAAATAATACACAAAACGAAATGAGATGGTGCAATGCAAAACGAACTAACAAGCGGAATTTATTGCATCGAAAATCTTTTAAACAATAAAAAATACATAGGTCAGTCTGTAAACGTCAATTATCGTTGGAGCAAACATAGAAGTGAGTTAAAAAATCATACACATGATAATGACTACTTACAAAAATCATATGACAAATATGGCGAAGACCGTTTTATGTTTTATGTACTAGAGTATTGTGATAAAGATCTAATGGACGAACGAGAAAATTACTATATCAATTTGTACAATACAATGAATAGAGATTTTGGATACAATCTTAAATCCGGAGGACAAGCACATAACTATGTTTGTGATGAAGTTCGACAGAAAATCAGCAAGTCCAACAAGAAGGCATACGAAAACTCCAACTTAAAACAAATTAGAAGAGAAGGTGCTTTAGCGCAATGGTCAAAGCCAGAAGTTAAGGCAAAAATTATGGGAGAGAATAATGGAATGTATGGTAGGACACATAGTGAAGATGCTAGAAAAAGAATTAGTGAAGCACGTAAAAATCATACACCAGTATATTGTGTCGAGTTAGATCGTACATTTATTGATGCTGTCACTGCTGCAATAGCAATAGACGGTAACTCTTCATGTATCCTTAAAGTGTGTAAAGGTAAAGGTAAAACACATAAAGGTTACCATTGGAAATTCGCACAACAAGAAACAAAAACGAAAGAATAAATATAAGTTAAACATAAAAGAACAATGCAAAAACTAACAGAAGGTCAGTCCTTCTCCGTTTCCACATCCAACTATGCAATCAAAGTTGGTATGGATATCGATGTATATCTGCTGGGCAGAAAAGACTGGACAGAACTGGTTGACAAAATTGCAGAAGCATACCAGTTCCAGATTCAGAACGACCTGTTTGCAGCAGTTTACAACGCTGGTTCCAAACTGCCTACACCTGATCAGTTTGTAATCAACATTGAAATGATTCCCGACAACAAAGCAAGATTCGACGAACTGATTTCTGATGTATCTATGGCTAACGGCAACTGTAGTGTTGTTATCATGGGTCTGCAGACAGATCTGAAGAAACTGACAAACTTTGCTGACATCAACTGGATCACAGAAGACCAGAAGAGAGATGTTGCAGCAATGGGTAGACTGGGTTCCTATGAAGGTACAGACCTAGTAGAAATTCCTCAGAGATTTGCTAAAAACGATGTTACAAAGAAACTGATTCCTGCTGGTAAGCTGTTCATTATGCCTAACGTTGACAACAAATTTGCAAAATTTGTTGACGTTGGCGAAACAGAAATTGTAGAAGTACCTGCGGAAAAAGGCGCTCGCAGAGACGACTTTATGACATATGAAGTTCAGAGAGAAATGGGTCTAGACGTAATCCTGTCTAAATACCACGGCGAAGTTGTGATCGGCTAATCAAGCAATTCTCTAAACATCATACAATGATATGTCTGCATCCGTCATTTAATATAATGGCGGGTGCATTTTCGAAGATTGAAAGGATAATGAAAAATGGCAAACAATAAAACAACAGCAAAAGCTAAAACAAAAGTGGACGAGCCTGTGAATGAAGTAGTAGATGACGCAGTTACAACACAGCCTGAAACAACAGTAGAACCTACAGTTGTAGAAGAAGCACCTGTAGCTACATCCCCCGCTCCAACACAACCCGCTCCCGTAGTACCAGAAAAACGCAAATTCGAAAATGAAGATCCTATTCCTTGTGAGTCTATTACAGTTGGAGAACTGCGTATGAAAGGTATTAAATCCGGTGTGAACTACATTTGGGCAGGTCGCGGCGATGTTACAGATGTTGAATATCAGGATCTGGTTGCGGCAATTCGTTCCAGTAAATCTCAGGTTTACTCCCCCGCTTTTATTATTAAAGACGAAGAATTTGTAAGCGCATTCCCTCAGATTAAAAAAGTTTATGACTCTATGTATACAACTCAGGATCTGAGAGAAATCTTCAATCTAACTCCTTCCCAGATGAAAAGTGTAATTCTTACTCTACCCGAAGGTGCAAAACAGTCCATTAGAAATATGGCTGCTTCTATGATTGAAAAAGGCACTCTGGATAGTGTTCAGAAAATCAAAATTCTCGATGAAATCTTTGATACAAAGCTAATGCTGATGACTGAACTGTTTAATTAAGGAGGATTTTTATGACCCTCCAATATCAGGAAATCTATGATAGATTTCTACAGAAAATTACTGATTATTCTTTTTTAGAATATGATGCTAACTTTATATACGACTCTATGAAAGGTTGGCTGCACTCTGCTGCGTCTCAACCTCTTGTTAGAGCAAAATTTTCTACACTAAGTTTTGACGATGAAATTATTGAACTCAATTTTGCACTTAATATATCTGTTGATGACGATTCTGATAAATATTTTGTAGCAGAAATTCTATCTCGTGGCATGGTCATTGAATGGCTAGAGCCACAAGTAAAATCTCAGCTACATATTAATCAGTTTTTTGGCGGTAAGGAACAGAAATGGTTTGCACAGGCAAATCATCTGAATTCCTTAAGACAGATGTTAGAAGATGCAAAAAAAGAACAGCGAAAAATGATTCGTGACTATGGCTATGTTAACAATTCCTACATTAGTGGTGAAGTGTAATGCAGCATAAGTACGGAGAGTTTTCAGAAAA